GCTCAAGCATTATTAGATGTTATGGGCGAGCATGTTGAGTTTAGCGTAACACCAGTAGCAGTTGGTTATCCGTATCTACAAGCAGGTAAACTAAAACTGATTGGTCTAGCAAGTGAAGTACCTATACGTGGATTAGAAAAAACACCATTGATGAAAGACTATACGCCGGGATTAAATCTGTACGGTTGCTGGAATCTTATACTACCAAAAGGAACACCAAAAGATGTACAAGACTGGTATCGTAGTAACTTTATACCCGCTATCAATAGCAAAGAAGCTAAAGAAAAGTTTGATGAGAACATGATGTTCATAAGTACTAGTGAACATACAGCACAAGGACTAAATGCTAGCATGACTAAGTTACGCAAAGAATGGCAACCAATAGCACAACGATTTAAACCAGAATGAAATATATCTTTATAGCCGGCGCCCCAGGCAGTAAATGGAGCAGCGTGACCAAAAACATCTACTACAGCCCCAGCATTGATCGTAGTGATTTCAGTCTGGAACGCACTTATTTTCACGATGCAACCGGTAAGACAGAACTCATGCATCTAGGTGCATACTTTGATCCAGGCATGGAGTTTGGTGATTGGTTTTCACACTATCCAGGATTAGGCGAACGTAGTAAAGAAGAACATGAACTAGAATTTGATCGACCATTTACTGGTGAAGGCACTCGCATAATTAAAAGCCATTGGTTCAGCTATACTCAAAATATTGAGTTTATAAAAAAGAATTGGCCCGAATGCCCAATCGTATTGGTGCATCGTCCCGATGATGCTTGTTTGGGTTGGTGGGTAAAGTGCGGACATTTTGATATTACCTATCCCAACTATCAAAAATATCAAAACCTACGTGCTATGTCCAAGATTATTGAAGCACAGAATATTGGTATTGTCAACGGCACTTTGAATTACTCAGGTAAAACCCCATTAAATAACACCATGCTCTGCAATATGTTAAATATAGAGCAGCCCCCAGTTGAATATCAACAGAATTATGGGGCATCAGATGTAAGGGTAACTGTAATATGAATTCAAATTGGGAAAACACAAAACTAAGAAGTAAGTATCACTTTGATCCTACTAAAATAGACCCTAAGTATGACACCGTTGTCAAGTTAGGAAGAATCATTGCTGACTATTCAGTTGATGTTAAAGAAGCAGTTAGTGATAGTAAACCTGCATCATGGCGTACACGTGGTCAAGCAGGCAAATCTAGACCAGAAGAAGAACTTGCAGCAGAAGATTATGATTTGGAAAATACTGGGTATGGCAAAGATTATGTAATCAGTCATCTATCATGGAAGATAACCCCTAACTTACAAAAGATTAGTGATTTGTTTGCTCTTAAAGATTGCATGAATCGTGTACATGTACAGATGCCCGGTGAAGTTTGGAACTTGCATTTAGACAAACTTGAAAAATGGAACCCAGAACAACCATACTTGGTTACTAGAATTGTTGTTCAGCTAACAGATTGGCAGATGGGACATTTTTGGAGCTATGGTAATTATACTCATACCGGATGGAAAGCCGGAGACGTATCTACATTTGATTGGAAGAATGTACCACACTCTACTGCAAATGCAGGACATGTTCCACGAGTTACATTTCAAATGACTGGAATTGTTACTGAGCAAACTAATGAATTCTTAGCTAGATTGAAAAGATTTGACACATACGCACTTGAACTTAAAGAAAGTTCTTGGTAAAGAACACACCTACCTTAGGACCGTGTGGCCCGGCTGCTGGGCGTAGGAAGCGATTCGCTACCGTGGACTACGAAGTGAGCACCTTTTGATAAATACATAATGCTTACTGAACACATTATTATTGAATCCGCTGCCAATGAATTAGCAAAAAGATTGCCGTCATTACAAAAACATGATTACACTACTATTGACAAGTTGATGCAAAATATTGCAAGTAAACATCGTATCACTGGCAAAGCATTACATGACTTGTTTGTTCACAAATTCAAAAGATCACCGGACGAATGGGTCAAAGGTAAATTAGATGAAGCTAATGATGAACCAGACTTCTTAGACGATAACCCAATAATGCAGAAATTTATCAAATGGGCTAGCAATGAATTAAACTTAAAGTCTACGCCTAAATTTGAATTCAGTTACAATACAGAAGAAGCACAAGCCGGGCATCATACTGGTAGACATAAAGATAGTGACAATAGCGTTTGGGTATATGTAGCCAATCGCAATATGGTTGATATCATGCGTACTGTTTACCATGAACTTACCCATGTACGTCAGGGTGAATTGAATATGATCAAGCCTGGTGACAGCTATCCGGGTAGCCCAATTGAAATGCTAGCTGATATGACAGCGGGCAAAGCGATGAAGATATTTGGTAAAAATCACCCAGAAATCTTTCAATAAAGAATAATCTATGCTATACTGCATAGATGCTAAAACTGCTCTTTCCATTACCAAAAGAAATCGTTGTCGCATTTAGTGGCGGTGTTGATAGTGTTGCTATCACAGATTTCCTTTCAAAGAATCATAAAGTAAATTGTGCTTTCTTCCATCATGGAACAGAGAATAGCGAACGTGCATTTGAATTTGTTGCTAACTACTGCACCGAACATAATCTTCCATTGATGTTTGGTAAGATTAGTAATGTTAAGCCCAAAGAACTTAGCATGGAAGAACATTGGCGTAATGAACGCTATGACTTCTTAGATAGCTTTGGTGATTCATTAGGTCCAGTAATTACAGCACATCATTTGGATGACTGTGTTGAAACATATATTTGGTCATCACTTCACGGACAACCAAAAGTTATTCCATCAAAAAGAAACAACGTTATTCGCCCATTTTTAACTACACCTAAAAGCGAGTTCGTTGAACGGTGTAAAAGAAAAAATATCAATTGGTGTCACGACAATAGCAATGATGACACAAAATATATGCGTAACTATGTACGAACACATCTCATGCCACACGCATTACATATCAACCCAGGACTACATACTGTGGTTAAAAAGATTGTAGAAAGTCAGCAAAATGTTTGACTTTTCTACACAAGGCATGTATACTAAATTACTTAACAAGGAGAAATTATGAGTAAAATGTTTACCGGAGAGCAAAAGACTAAGTTGACACAACTTATCAACGAGGGCATGGTAGTCCTACATGAAATCGATACCCTACGTGAGGGTCTAAGTGATACTGTAAAGGCTATCGCAGAAGAACTAGAAGTAAAGCCTAGCATTCTTAAGAAGGCAATATCTGTTGCACATAAAGCAAGTCTTGGTCAAACAAACGCTGACCACGAAGAACTAAACACAATCTTGGAAACTGTAGGTAAGACACTTTGAGTTACGTTGACGCTATTCATAGCAGGGATGAAGATCGTATCTATGTTGTAGAACGAGACAAGGATGGCAAACGTCAATACAAAGAATATCCCACAAACTATGTATTCTACTACCCTGATCATAAGGGCAAGTATCGCAGTATATATGGTGACCCTGTAAATTGTTTCAGTACACGCAAACGACAAGAGTTTGAAAAAGAACGTAGAATACATTCTGGTAAATCACTTTTTGAAAGTGACGTACCAGTAATTTTTCGCTGCCTTAGCGAAAACTATCTTAAGGCAGAACCTCCAAAACTTCATACTTGCTTCTTTGACATTGAGGTAGACTTTGATCCTGAGAAGGGTTTCAGCCCTACTAGTGATCCATTCAATCCAGTAACTGCTATCTCATTATACTTAGATTGGCAAGATACATTGGTTACACTATGTATCGCACCTAAGCATATGAGTACAGAGACAGCACAAGAAATCTGTAATGAGTTTGAGAACTGTATGCTGTTCACAAACGAAAAGGATATGTTTGATGTGTTCTTTCAATTGATTGAAGATGCTGACGTAATGACTGGCTGGAACTCAGAGGGATACGACATACCTTACATGGTTAATCGTGTCACAAGAGTAATGAGTAAGGATGATACTCGCAAGTTTTGCTTGATGGGTCAACTTCCTAAAGCAAGAGAATACGAACGTTTTGGCAAAAGTGAAACTACATACGACTTAGTAGGTCGTATTCACATGGACTATTTACAACTCTACAAAAAGTATAACTATGAATCACGCCATTCATATAAGTTAGATGCTATTGGTGAGATGGAAGTAGGCGAGAACAAGACTCAATATGAAGGTACTCTTGACCAATTGTATAACAAAGACTTTAAAAAGTTTTTAGAATACAATCGTCAGGATACTATGTTGTTGGTGAAGATTCACAACAAACTCAAATTCTTAGAACTAGCTAATCAGCTAGCACATGAGAATACAGTATTACTGCCAACAGTAATGGGTTCTGTAGCTATGATTGAAATGGCAATTTTCAATGAAGCGCATGAACGCGGAGTAGTAGTTCCCGATAAAAAACGAAAGAATGAAAATGCAGAAGAAACAACGCCAGCAGCAGGTGCCTTCGTTGCTACGCCCAAAAAAGGCATGCACGAATACGTTGGAGCAGTTGACATTAACTCGCTCTATCCCTCGGTTATTCGTAGCCTCAACATGGCAGGAGAAACCATCGTTGGTCAAGTCCGCCAGACATTAACTGAAAAGTACATGGATGACAAGGGCAAGCAACTTGCTAGCCTCAAGAAACGATTCAAAGAAGGTGACGATGACGTTACTGGTGCTATTCTTTGGGAGAATTTGTTTGGCGTATTAGAATATGCTGCCATCATGAATCAAGACCGTGGCACAATGCTTACACTAGATTACGAAGATGGTCGTAGTGAGGAATATAGTGCTGCTGAAATATGGAAGATGATATTTGATAGCAATCGCC